CAGTGAGGTGATCATGTTTTACGACATTCCAACCACGCGCCAAGTATTGCAACTTGGTTTGGCCGCAGCAACTAAGCTGCTGGCGTATGCATGGTTGAAGGAGGTCGACTTTCGTGGAATAGGATCGACCTTGTGCGAAGCAATATCGTCTGACCCGACAAATGAGTCGGATCTTTCGAGGAATGCTTTTTCAAGCACTAACGTGCCTGTGGCCTCTCTACCACAAGCACACACTCATCCTAGAGCAGCTGGAGCTCGAAATGTGGGCCTACGCGTGGCATCAATGATGGCACTGCGGATGGGGGTTGGAGTTTACATTGTTCAAATGTCACGCTCCGACCAACGAAAAGGCTTTCGTGGAGATCGCCAGTGGTTCTGGCCGAAGGATACCAATGTAGCTAATCGGAAGGATGCACAAGCACCCGACGATTTGATGTATATATGCGATACTGATTATTACATTAACATGCCGGAATTTCTTGCTAAGCATGAGAAGCCAGTGTTATTGTATACTGCGGTTCCTTCTGCTGCCACCACCAAAGACCAGGATACTGCGACTTACTTTGATGAGCAAGGTAGGTTGCACACAATCGTGGCCGGCGGTGGAACGTATTGCCACAAGCTTTGGAACTATGGATTTGATTCGATAACTGTACGTCGGACATTCCTAGGTATTCCTTATAAACTTGTGACGTATGCGATTGAGCGCAAACAGGTCTCTGACCACAGGCAACTGATACTCTTGTCACCCATTAAGGTGTTCAGGGGCGTTGCCGCGTGGATGGGGATCTGGCTGTTCGATGGAAATCCATTAATGCGTTTTAACCCTGTTGAGCTCACACCTTGTGGTGTAAGCTTCATCAGGTTCAAAATACATACTGCAGATAAGACAATGATAACAACGGCTAAACCGGGTACACATTTGTCGTGTACTGTGCCCGCTGAAGACGATGACGCAGTTGCGACTGCGGCGCGTCTTGGTACGACCAATTTGATGTTACCAACTACGGCCAGTTGGCTAGGTAGAGATCAACGGCCTGCAGCGGCAGTGTTGACCGAATATCATCGTAAAGCAGTTGGCAAGAAATTGCCTGTGGTTTTTCCAGTAGAGCAGGGCGTAAGAGCGTATCAGTATGAGCCAGCTTCGTATGATTTTGAAGCTAAGGCAAAGATGGAAGCTTTTATGTCACCGCTCGTTCACGGTGCCTTTGTGCCCGTGAATAATGCAGCATCTGAAAGACAATGTGTCAAGGGCAGAATTAATGATTTAAAGAGTAAAGAACCTCGCCCTTGCCCATTCAGAGACCAGATCCTAGAAGAATTCATAGAACTTCTATGTGATGGATTAGTGCTGGAGCCGGTCAACTATGAAATCGTCGCAGAAAAACAAACAACTTCCGCCCAGAAGCTCTCGCTTTTGAAAGCGGTCGTATCAGGACCATACGTTATGTCTGTTTTAAAATGTTTTCTTAAGGCTGAACCTTATCAAGGTTTGAAAGACCCTAGAAACATTTCAACATATAATGATTCGTATAAGCTATCCATGTCTTGCTTCGCTCTTGCACTGAGTAAGGCTTTATGCAAGTATAAATGGTATGCCCCTGGTATGACTCCGATCGAAGTCGCTCAGCGAGTCGCTGAAATCTGTATGGAATCTGACTACGTCAATGTGTCTGATTATACTCGTATGGATGGAACGATCAGCTATTGGCTACGGCTTGTAGATCGCGGTGTGTTCATGAAGACGTTCGTGAATCACCGGGTGGAGTTGAACGATTTATTAGATAAAAACTGTGACAACAAAGGGTTTCTACCATTAGGAACCACTTTTGACCAAGGATCTTCGCATGGATCAGGCTGCCCAACAACCAGCCTCTCCCAGACCCTCCGCGCAGCTTTCTGTGCCTACCTCGCCTTCCGCCATACCAAGAAACCGAATGGGCTTTACTACAGCCCTCTCGAAGCTTTCAATAGCCTCGGGATACATTCAGGTGACGATGGTCTTGACGGCAACCTGCCCGTGGCTTCACACGAGTGGGCTGCTAGGAAGGTTGGGCTCCGATTGGAGGCAAGCACCGTTAATCGTGGGCATCCGGGAGTCAACTTTTTGGCACGCTACTATTCAGATGAGGTCTGGGAAGGCCGTCTTGATAGTATGTGCGATATCAAAAGACAGCTCTCGAAATTCCATGTTACGGTTCGTTTACCTCAAGGCGTCTTGGCTGAATACAAACTCGTCGAAAAGTGCATGGGTTACGTGGCGACAGATGGAAACACACCCGTTGTGGGACCCTTATGTAAACGCGTGCTTATGTTGTCAAACTATCGACCAAAGACACCCCTCGGAATTAATAATTGGTGGTCCAAATTTGACCAATCCGTCCAGTTCCCCAATAGCAATGCTGACGGATGGATGGATGTGGAGTTCGATCGCCAGTTTCCAGAATTCGATCATCGAATCTTTGGAGACTGGTTGGCTACAACCAGGACTGCAACGGAGATTCTTGAAGCTCCGTTATGTGCACAACCTGTCAAGCCCAAGCCCCCATCCGTTGACATCGCCGTTGATAACGATGTCATCATGGTTGGAGACAATCCTACTGAATCAAAGGAACCAACAGAGGCCAAAAAGCCCAAGCGAAATGAGGGCGCTTCTCCGAAGCACAAGGGACGACCCGTTAACAAGAGAAAACAATCCCGTTCGCCCCTTGCTCGTAAGAGCTAAAGCATTCCACCGAGAAGGAAAACTCGTTAAAACCCCTCGACGTTAGTCACGGCCGTCCGGATGATAATATATTTCAGCCAGACAACCAAGAGGC